AAATTGTTCGTGAATTGCTTCGCGAGTAGTTCGTATGGGTATCGCAGGGCTGCGGCCACGCCATGTAATGCCCACTCAACGTATGGGCCGAGAGTTGTGCCGGGTCGTGCGGGGTCGCTGAATTGGATTCCCTCGCCGTCGCCCAGATACTGAATCGTGCCTGGACTTAGGTCTTCGAGGTTTGAAAGTTTTCGGCCGGACTCTGCCAGCATTGCGGGATCTGTGACACCTGTCACGAATGCCCCGTAACATGCGGCCACTTGTTCGGCCACCAAATGGGCATGAACGAAGTCCTTGAGGTCTTTGAGTTTGCCCATCGCAGGGGCCAGCCACGGGACGCCGCGGAGTTGTCCGGGGCTTGTTTCCTCGAAGCAGTGGAGAAGGTCGGTAAGCGGAACCTCATCCTCCATCTGATCGGCTGCGTAACTGTCGTTAGGCAAACTGCGCCGAACGAACGCGGCAATGGCTGTTCCGCGTGCGTCGAGCCTCATCCCCAGCCGCCGCTCTGGCTTGCCCTGCTGCAGCCAGGAATAGACTGGAATTCGTTGTGGGTGAATTACTTGAACGGACAGTGTCACCGGCTTTTCCGGGCTGTTGTCGTTGCCCATGTACAGCCATGATTCGCCGTAAATGCCATTACAGCGTTCGAGCAGTCTCTGCTTCGCGTAGAAACCTTCAGCGATTGCCCAGCGGTGCCAGAGTAGTTCGATCTGCGTGTTGAATGTCTCGGCCTGCGATTGCGTAACAACGCCTCTGGCAGCCTGCACGCGGGCCTGTGGGCGGATGCCTTGCCCGATGACGTTGTCAACACGGCCGTTTACTGCAGACGCGGCAAACACGTCATTACGGTAAAGGTCGGTTGCCCGGTCGATCATTGTTTCGAGTTCGGTTCCGATCGCGTCGTTCTGTGTCAGCTTCGACGCTATCCACTTTTCGCCGCGGAGCCTGTCATTGTCTGCGGCTTCGTAGGCAGCGAAGTTTTCGGCGGCGCGGTTTGCCAGCATCAGTCGCAACTGGCCATCAACACGGGCTTTGATTCGCCCCATTGCCCATGCGGGAGCAATTTGCAGCAGTGCTTTGTCAATGCGAGTCGGCTTTGCAGCCTCACGGACGTTGGCCGCGTAGTCTGGTTTTCCGCTCATCGCTGAAACCTCACCAGATTGCGAGCCGCATGGATTCCGCCTGATGCCTGCCGGCGAAGGTCAGAGATCCTGGCGTCGAGTTCTGCGAGCCATGTGCTAGTCGGTTCCTTCTGAACCATTTGCCCGTCCACGGTGTACGTGATGACGGGAGCCCCTGCGAGCAAACCGGTTTCGACGCGGTCGCGGAGGTCTTCGTAGAGTGCCAAGCGTTCAGATGCGGATCTTGCCATGGTTGCAGCATTGCGGCTGCGTGGCGTTTGGTGAATCTGCATCTGCTAAAGGATTAGCGTTTGCGTGCCTCTGCGTAGGCAATGGCTGCGGCTTGCTGTGGCGTGTAGCCTTCGGCGATTAGTTTGCGGATGTTTTCTTGAATTGTGGCACGGCTGCTTCCTGGTTTGAGCGGCATTATGACTGCCTCCGAACGACTGTCGTGAATCGATTGCCGCACTGGCAGCGCCTGTACTGCTTTTGCATGTCGCCAATTGGTTGTGAGTTGTACGACGTGGCGAATTGCCCGCACTGCGGACAGAGTCCACCACCAGGTGCCGCGTGGCATGGCGTGTAGGATCGTCGCTGAGTATATGCTGGGGATTCAAGTGGCTTCATCGCAAATCCCTCACAAATTTCGGGGCTTTTTTGCCAGAAATCACGCCATTCACGGGCTTTTGTTCGGCTTTCCGGCGTTCCTTTTCAGCGTCGAATTGTAGCACAGACAGTCCTACAAACGCCAGATAAGCAGCGTCCAGAAGGTGGTTCCGGCTGAAAGTCTGCACCCATTTCTGCACGCGGCCTTTTCCGACTTCGAAAACGACCTGCTCACGTTCGGCTGTGAGTTGTTTGGCGACTTCTGCACGGCCGTCGGCTTTGTCGGTGTGTGGCAGCAGTAACGCGGCTTTTGAGTCTGCAGGGCAGCTCAGAGCCTGATGGACTCGCCGCTTCCAGTGGTCGGCGTTGTTTTGGTATTCGCGGCGGTAGCCTGTGCCTGTTGTAAATGCCACGTCATGCCAGCCTTCTCCGATCGCTACAGTGTACTTCGAGCGGTCTTTGGGTGCGTGGTAGACGGCGCCGGAATGCTGCTTGTACCCAAAGCCCTTTGCAGTGTTCCAGAGCTGATGGGGCTGTGCTGCGGATCGGACTGTTTCTGTTTCCCAGCCGGCGTCAATTAGGACAATATCGACGCCCTTTGAGCCGCCTGCTTCGAGTTCCCAGCCGCTGTCGAATTTGGCCTGCAGGTCCTGAATGGCGTTGGTTAGTGCTGTCGGTAGGTCAATCAATTCGCGATGGATTGGCTGGTATCCGTAGTCAATACAGTAGGGTTGGCCGCTTTCGTGTTGGGCGATGACGAACCAGTCGAGTTGCTGTGCGCGGCAGTCAACGCCTGCGGAAATCCTCGTGCAGCCGGAAGGAATTAGCCCGCGGCGGTATTGGCTTTGGCGCTTCATGACGGCTTTGAAATCGAGGGGCTCGATGTCTCGCTGCTTCGGCTGCGCTGGCAGTGCCCATGTCCACTGGAGGAGTTCCTTTTCTGCGTTGTCGGGGTCGATTTCACGCTGTCCTCGCCATTCGTCCGCTCCGACAATGCCCGCGGTCATGAAGGTGTTTGTTGGTGCTGAGTAGCGGAATCCCATGGTTTTGCTTTGGGGCAAATCGCCTGTGACTGTGCCGTCGGGTAGGACGATTTGGCCGCGGTGTCGCAGGCGTGCTTTTTGGAGTTGCTGCAGTCGCGTAGAGTCGTCGAAAAGTATGCCGCAGGCAGGGCAAGCCCAACGGGTCTTTTCTTCGGCTTCGGCTTCGGTCGTTGCGTCCTGCCATCCTATCAAAGCATCTCGGCCGGGTGCGATATGCTCGCCGCATGAATGGCATGGGAAGACAACTTCGCCGGCGGTGCCTTGTTGCCACTCCTGCCACATTCGGCCGTGTTCTGTGGTGATCGTGGATTCGAGGTAGATGCGAGCCTGTCCACTTGCACGGAAGGCTCTGACGCGGCCTTCCATTTGCTTCAGTTTGGTGGCTTCGTCGGAGTTTACTCCGGTTTCGTCGAGGTGCGAGACTTCGGTGACCACGAGGATTGGGCCTGTGATGCCGGCTCGTTTTTCGTCACCGCCGCCACCCGTAATGAATTTGATGTTGGAGCCATTGAGGAATTGAATCAACTCAGGGGTGCCGCCTTGAGAGCCTGCACCTTTGCGCGGAAGGAATTTGGCGTATTGGCTGGCTTCAATGGCTGGCTTTACATCCAATTTCCATTTGTCGTTGGCCATGTCCATTGATGGCAGCCCGAAGAGGACAGTTTGATTTCTTTCGAACAAGTGGTAAAGAATCGGGATCACGACGAATGCCAGCGTTTTGCCGGACTGCTGCGGGCCTGTGCAGGCGTACCTGAACCACTGGCCTGAGTCTACTGCGTCAAAGAATAGACCATGGGCGGGCTGCCTGCTGCAGCGGAATCGCTGGCCTTGATATGGGCCATCAGGCAGGAAGATTTCTTGTTCCGCGAATTGTCGAATCGAGCGGTAGGGGCGAACTGGGACGGTCCGCAAATAGATGTCACGGAATGCCCTCGCGGGATGAATGGCGTAATCACGCCAGTCCTGGAGATTCGGCGGTTGAGCCATGTCCATAAAGTCTCTCCAGTGATTCGGCCACCTCCTGATTTGCCTCTTCAATCATCGCAAACACGTCCATCAGTCCTTGCCGCTTGATTGCCTCTCCGAGTCGTCGCCACGGCTGCAGAGCGATCTGCATGGCCTCTTCGAAGTCGTTGAGTTTGACGATCTGGTGGCGGGTTTCTGCGAGCTTGATTTCTTCCTGCTGGGCTTTGGCCATGCGATAGCGTTCGAGTCCTTCGGATACGTCGCCGGCGAGATCGTCGTCCGGGGTGGCTTGTGGGGCCTGTTGTGCGTTGCGCTTGTCAGCGTGCCACAACACGACAGCATAAACCTCGGCCATCTGATCGTGATCGAACGCCGGAAATGTCGGGTCGTGGGAATAC